GCTAAACTGCTCCAATTGCCATTTTCCCATGTACTCATTTCCAAACCGCCATTGCCCTTTCATCTGTTTCGTTCCAACGCAGTGAGCTATCCTCATCGTCGCCAACATATATCAGCGTTTCTTTTATGTACCAGATGCCGTCTTCTTTTATTACCTCCACACCTGAGCCAACCGGGAACCACGGCATATAATGCCGCAGGTCGCCGTCCCCGTTACACGTCACATACGGAGCATCAACTTCAATCTCTTCTCCAGAGCTAACAATTTCGAGCGTATAGGTATCCTGCGAAGTATAATCAATACAGGTTGTAACTGTAGCTATTATCCGACGGGTTTTACCTGTTACGCTTATCGACCGGCCATACCTACTTTGCGTTACAGACGTACCAGGCCCACTGATAGAGATATTAAGAGCATCGTTTATCTCTTCAATTTTCCTATTAAGAACCGCTGCGGTAACAGCCTGATTCAAAGGTATTTTATCAATACTATCGACCACTTAAAGCACCACCTAAGTCAGTAGTTATGTTTTTCATGCCATTTAATAGCTCATTAAAATCTGCTGTCTTATACATATTAGTCGCTACTCCATTTTGAGTATTCCACCCATCATCATTATAACGAAATAGCATTCTATAGTTCCAAACCTTACTACCTCTCTTATATCGCCGAGCTTTTATGAATAACCATTTCTCTGTGTCATCTCCTGTGAAGTCTGATTCATAATCAGTTTGAGCTTTCGCCAATAGCTCTTCAGTTTCATTGAGAAAATCTATACTGTTTATTTTGCCTTTCATAAGTACAATATTTCTCATAAAGGCTTTACCACCAACTACCGTAACGAGCAAAACAGGCGTTACTTTAGTTTGCTTTAATTCAGGTCTATTCGCCTCTGTATATGCAGCCCCCTGATCGGACCAGTTTGTTGCCCAGCTTTGCTTATTACCATCAGCGTCAATATAAGCATCGACACTTGCCTCTTCAATCTCAGAATCTAATTCAATATTCCAAGAGCCAACTTCGTCCGGCCGGCCTAAACGAAACTCATGGCCAAAAGTTGAATAGACAGTCGTGACAAGGCATTCAGTTTTATTATTTGGTCTGGCTGATACTCGCTGATCGGTAACCCTCAAATCGTCACGACCTGGCCATCTGTCGCCAAGAAAAGGGACAGGATCAGATATACGTCGCAAATTACCTACTATACGGAAGTCCCAATCAGTCCATGACATCGAATGAATACGAGTTATCGTTTGACCTAATAAAGTTAAATGCTCGGCTCGACTTTGATATAATTCCTTAACCGACATTATTGTGGTACTCCTACATTACCGACAGGATTAGGGGTTAATTTGTCTGATATATCCTCAAGTAACTCAGTTTGTCGTCTCATCAGGGCTTCATTGTACGCCTCCGAGCCAGGCATCGGCCTTGTGTGGCCAAGCCCTGCCGTACGCTGTGGGCCGGTAGGTTTAGTATCTGCTGTTGATAATGTTGTGCCTCTTATATTTTGTAATTCCTTTTCTAATTCTGTATGTATATCTAGTAATCTCTTTTTAGTTGTAAGGCCTGTAAATCTTACAGGTCCGGCTAGTCCTCCGGTTTTTTTGTATTCTCTCAACGCTTTCTTATACTCTTGCTGCTTTTTTACGTTTTCTGCTATTGTTGGATCACTAATTGACTCAAAGAAATCCCCAATCTGACCAAATAGTGGTATTGATTCTAAGATAGCATCTTTGAGAGCCTTAGCGAACATTATTGCAATATCTTTAGCCGGTCCTTCTGCTATTACTACTAATGCATCAAATGCAGATGACACAATAGCAATCATAGACTTCATAGCTATTTTCATTCCACCCTCGAAATCAATAGTCATATACTTCAACCAATCCTTAAATACATCCCAAATTTCGGTCACTTTTTTGTGAAATGTATCGGCCCACTCTCCTATTTTTTTCTGATTATTTTCGGCCCATTTAGTTATCGCATTAGCAGTCTTTTGTAAATCCGCTAAAAATGGTTTGCCAATTACTTCCAATATATCTCCAAGAGCATTTCTCATTTTTCCTAATGGCGTTAGCCCAACAAGAGCCTCAGCCTTTGCGATCTTAAAACCATCGGCCATAGCTCTTTGGAATAGAGCCATTTTTTCCGTTTCAGTGCTAGCCGCACGTATAGAAGTTATATAACGACCTAGCATAGAATATTCACCGGCTAATCCAAGGGCTACAAGTTTCATTGACGCGGATAAATCCATATTAAATGCTGCGGCTAAACCCATAGCACCTTTTGTTGCTTCTTTTATTTTATCAGTCGTAACACCCATAGACAAACCAAGCCGCATTATTTCGAGCGTCCCTTCGTCTCCATGTTTCGTTACTTTTTGCAGTTGGGACGCATATTTTTTTAACTCTTCAAATTGTTTTTTCGTAGCTTTCCCTGTGTTTTGTAATGCTACCGCAAGCTTAAATTCAGCCTCTTGTTGTTTCGCGGCAGCACGTACGCTTAATGTGTACATAGTCGCTAAAGTAGCTCCTATTACAAACGCAGCTTTTTTCGCTGTTGCCGCCATGCTAGTCATAGTTTTTTTTAATGTCGCATGAGCTCCGGCCAATCCCTTTTTGAATTTACTGAGCTTCGCAGATATCTCAACATATGCTTCTGCTAATTTGAATGCCATTATTTATCACCTCTAGCTCTTTTATTAACAAAATCAGGCATAGGCCCGTTAGGCAGTATTTGCTTTGCTAACGCAGCACCTAAATCACCAGTCATCGATTGCTCTTCTATCGGTTCATTATCGTCTTCGTCTGATGTACCTGATTCCATTTCTTTAATTACAGCTATCTCTTTAATCAATATCAAACATTGCTTTAATGTTATACTACCTATACTCTCTAAAGTGTAACCAGGATAAAAGTGTATAATCATTGCTATGATAGTTGACCATTCTATGGACTCACTACCGTCTCCGCTTTTTTTGTTTCAGAATCTTCCCCCTCATCTTTTGAAACAATACCAGCAGCTTCGTCAAGTACCTTTTTTGCTTCATCTTCTTTCTCAATAAGTCCGGCGTCTTCCAGAACCGTTTCTATATCGGACCTGTTAAGCATTTCTCTAATTTCAGATTCTACCAAGTCTGGATTTGCTTTGTGTATTAACTGAACCAAAAGGTAAGTCAATCCTTCGACCGATTCAGTCTCGGTACTTATTTGTAAAGGTGTGAATTTCTGGGTGATCCTGTAATACACAGCTTCCGGCATTTTGCTGCCAGCATAAAGATCTCTTGCGATCTCAATATTCTCTTTGCGTTCCTTGATTAAATTTTGCTTTGCAATCCGTTCTGATTCAGCTAACTCCTGAAGCCCTAATTTGCCGATAGGGTACGCCTTGCCGTCGAGAGTTATTTTTCTGATAGTTCCTTTTGCCAATGTCTCACTTAAATCTGCCATGTTAATAGTTCCTTTCTTAGTTTTTAATCATGCCATTCAGGATCAACTGTTGATCCTACAGCCAACGTCGGTGCAGCTCCTGTCCCTTGAAATGTATATGTCGTTTTAGTCACATCGTCTACCGGCGATGACGGCGATATACCAGTTAATATAATACTGCCATATATGACGTGTAATGTATCGCCAGCCGTTCCGTTTAAATATAACCCTACTTCATGTGCCACGCCTGCTGATATTTCTTCTGCTCCAAAATGAGTTAAATCTATTTCGCCTGCCATATCGTTAATAACTTCAAAAGAACCTGCCCAATCAAATAAGCCTGCTACTCTAGCACGATAGTTATTTGCAGACGTACCGTTTGTCATGCTTGTAGTTTCGGCTGTATCGCAACTGATTGAGCAGTTCCAGTTTTGGCAATGGTCTACAATGTCATCTGTTTCAGCTCCAGTTTTCCATTCAACCTTACCGCTTTTCCCGTTAAATTTACCCATGTCAATTACTCCTATATTAACCTACTACAAATTTACTATTGCCTTCGAAACTATATGTCGCAACAACAACTTCTTCTTTGTCAACAGCCAACGCACAATCAGTAGCTATGCCTGTAGCGGTATATGTGTTTGTTCCATCACTAAATACTAATACGCCTGAATCGCCAATCTCGCCTAATACTGTTGACGTACCCATTAGGACATTAGTTGAATCTACGCGTATCTCGACAGTTGCCGTCCAGTCGGTAAAGCCTGCAAGATAATCCTTGTAATCACCGGCACTATCCATAGCGGTAGTCTCGGTTAAACTAACAGTATAATCGAAACTCCAACTTGAAATATTAGCCTGAGTTTCACTTGTCCAGGTTAGCGAACCTGCTTTTCCATGTCTCATAGCCATGTCATCACCTCCCTTTCATTTATGCCGCCGTCCAACTTGTAGGAGCAAGAATACCCTGAATTGACATAGTAGCTTTTGTGATGCCTTGAGCATCGCAAGCGACACTAATTCCTGTGCAGATACATCCGTTAGTCGCCGCTGTAAATGTTGCTGAACCATCTGTTAAAGTACAAGCTGTTAGCGTTGAACCCAATACAGTTAGTGCAGCAGTGCAAACATTTACCTCTATCGTGGCTGTCCAGTCCTTAAAACCAGCCAGATACGATTTGTAGGCAGCATCGGCGGCCATAAAAGTTGTTTCTGCCATATCAGCAGTCATATTAACACTCCAAGATGTTACGTTTGTAACATCTCCTCCAACAGTAAGTGTTACCGATCCGCCTTTTCCATGTGCCATTGCCATGATATATACTCCTTAATTATTAGATCATCATTAAATTATACAAATGAGCTTCTACTATATGTCCGCCTGATATTGATGACTCTCTGATAATACGATACTCTAAAGTTACCATCCAATAGTTCAAATCTTTTTCTATTTCGCCGGTTCCTGTTCGTTCCATCAGTAAAGCTGAATCATTCTCATAGCTTAAAGTCACATCATCAAACGCATCGGTAAACTTTTCTAATATATCCATCAGTTCAGATATACCGGTCGAATCTGAAAATATATTAAACTCCATGATAGATTCTTTTATCTCACTATCACCCATCGTATATTCAGATTCAGTGCTTACATGGTGCATAACTATATAAGGCATTGCTACGCCTTGTCGTTGCTCTTCTACCCAAAAGCCATTCGTATTAGCTGCACGCAGCGTTACAAAGTCGTCACCAGCAGAATCGTATGCGGTCTTTAGAGCTTTTAATAATTCAAACATTATTTATTTGCCTTTATAAAGCCTTGCTATCTTTTGCCTGGATTGTTTTAATGCTTCTCTCAAAAACGATTTACCTTTCCAAAATTTTGTACCTAATTCTACAAAAGGAGAATATTCTACGTTCGTGCCAACTATGGCAGTATGTTTTCGCTTGTCTATATCATGAAATATGCTACGAAACAAAGTAGAGGTATCTCTTAATACTAATTGTTTTGATTTACGCTCTACTATCAAAGCAGCTTTTTTTAAGGCTGCGTCATTCAGTTTGACAACTTCCTTTTCTACTTCGCCGCCATACCATTTTATATTCTGGCTCATAATCTAAGCCTTTATTTTAATAAGTATATTTTTTGATGACTACCCATAAAATTAACATCAGGATCGATCCCAACTACAAGATAATATTCACTCTTATAAACTACTCTGTCTTTGCCAAGTATGCTATTTGACGTAGCACAATACAAAACATAATCAGAGATAACTGTCATGTTGCCGCCGTTTATGCCCTCCGCTGATTTTTTCTGTACTAACCTACAAGGCATATTCGATATTTGAACGGTCCACGCCTTAGCAGCGGCTCCATAATCGTCCTGCGAAAATGCAGGCCGCTCGACATTCACTTTTATATTGTATAAATCTGCAATCATACTGTACTCAACATAGGTTTTTTTCGTATATAGTTTCTTAGTAACTTATCAGCGGATTCTATTCCGGTTGACGACTTCATATCAATGTCAGCAAGCGTGTAAGCATAATCGCCTATCTTTTCGGATTTTAGAGTACTGCTATAACCTGGATATAAAGTAGAATCATTTTCAGAACTCGCCAATATAATCGCAGCCTGTTTAATCGCAGGCGGCGTGCTACTCCAGCCATAAGTACCAGTGACTTTGATATTACCCATGCCTTTAGGAAATAATCTATGCTTATAGCTCAATCGCAAATACAACTCAGGCAAATCGTCCTCGTCACCTGTTACGGCTTCAGGGTCAAGATAGACAGAATTAACATCAGATGTCCACCACGAATCAGGCAGCTCTACACCTGATATTTTAATCTCAGTCACCGTCAAAACGTCTGGGATTAGTCCGAGAAATAGCCGGTCATTACTATTGCCGTCGATATAAATAACAAAAGCCTTTGAATAGAAATAATCCTTAGTTATCAACTCTATTGTCTGTTCAACTCGATTGATAATTTCCTGCCGATCAGTCGTACCGCTGCCCTCTCCGGTGTCTAGTGTGTGAGTCCCAGAGCCGACATCTGTAATATCAACAGCAGTACCAGCGGCAGCATTGACGGCACTTGTAGCAACCTCTATCGTCGTAGCGTCAATGTTAATTGCATAATAGGCAGTCCCGGCCACCAATGGGGCCGGGACAGCGCCTGTTGAGCTAAATCTAATCAGCGAGGCCGTATCAATGTCATTTGCAACTGTTATCCTGTCGGTCGTTATATTAACGGCTGTGGTTGCAAACGTCTCGGTCGAGCTTACAGCATCGTCCCAGTTTGATATATCAGACTCTACTATGTAATTACCTGAAGCAGCCATTAGTTATTCCTTAATTTCGTCAAGACCAGAAACAATTTTGCGAATCTTTAGCAAATCTAAAGCCGACATTTTAGCTTCTTGCAATGAATCAATATCTATTTTCTTAATGTCAACTTCGACTTCATGCGTAAGCAATTCTTTGTATTCATTACCATAAGCCTCTTCGTCCTCAATCATATATTTACCATCTTCGGTTTTAGGATTGCCGTTATCGTCTAATAGACTATATTTCTTAATTAGGCTCATCCTTGCCTTTTCAAAAATAGTTACCTCAGCAGCCAAAGCCATATATGACTTGGCAATTGAGTACGCTTCTTTGATAGGCAATTTCTCACTTAGTAATTCATCCAAAACCTGTACCGTTCCTTTAATTTCTGCCAGTTGCAACTTCATTTTTTGTCTCCATTTCTATGTTTTCTGAAAGTGATTTTGGAGTCGTCCACCCTGGAAGACTTCCATCTAATACATCGTTAATAGCAACGTAATGAGTTTTATAATATGC